CTTTAAAAAATCTCCGGTGGTTATATTTATCAAACCACCTTCGGCTTGAACGGAGTTTTTCTATGTCCAAAGAATATGTTGATATTGTTGAAGCAGCTATTTCTGGCGTGTTTGATCTGAATGTTATCACTCAGCGTATAGATCAGCTTTTCGTCGAGGGCAAACTTACTGACGAAGAGCGAACCAGGGTTCTTATGGAGGCTCGTAATAAAGCAAAGCCCGAGGATTCCTATGCTGATCTATATTCTCGAGTCGCTGCTAACGAGGCTGCGATAGCAGAGATACGGAAGAAGCTTGACGAGATTGTTACTCCAACGCCTTCTCCTGATCCTGACCCAGACGAGCCTTCCGAATGGAAGCAGCCGACATCTGCTGTTGATTGTTATAACAAGGGCGATCGCGTAAAGTACAACGACCATATTTACGAGTCTATTATCGACGGTAACGTATGGTCTCCGGACGTCTATCCTAACGGATGGAAGTTAGTTTCTTAATTTTGGTAACGACAAGAGGATCTCTCGATCGCGTACAAAGCTTTCTTCCAACAAGCTTCCTCTTCTGGTTTCTTTTCTTGAGGGATCCTCTTGTTGTTCACGCGCCCGTAGCTCAGTAGGTAGAGCAGGGGACTTTTAATCCCAAGGTCGTGGGTTCGATTCCCACCGAGCGCACCATTCTGTCTTCTCATAGAGAGCCTCTAGAGTAATCAAAAAGCCGATGGTGACGGCTTCTCCTTTCAAGATGTTGGCGTAAACTGACATAAAACCCTAGAGGTTCTCCATGAAAAGACAGATACAAAGTCTTAAAAGTGAGGTGATTATGCTATGAGTTTATCGAATACTGCTACTCCATACTATTATGGTCTATTTAGAGATGCCGTAATGCGAGGAGAAATACCAGTATGTAAAGAAATTTCGATGCAGATGAACCGAATTGACGAACGAATAGCTGATCCTCGTTTTTACTACGACGATAAAGCCATCGACGGTTTTTGTGCTTTCTGCGATAATGAGCTTACATTAACCGATGGATCTGATATGCATTTGCTTGATACGTTTAAGTTATGGGCCGAAGATGCTCTTGCTTGGAAATATTACATAGAGCGATCCGAGTATATACCAGATCCAAATAATCACGGCGGGCATTATGAGATGAGAAAAAAACTTCGCCGTCTTACTACAAAACAAGTTATCATCACTTCTCGTGGTTCTGCGAAATCTATGTATGCATCAAACATGCAAGGATATTTTTTGACGGTTGATACTTCTACAACCCATCAAGTAACAACTGCTCCAACAATTGCTCAGGCAGACGAGGTTCTATCCCCGTTACGAACCGCAATTACTAGGGCTCGAGGTCCTCTATTTAAGTTCATGACTGATGGTTCATTGCAGAATACCACTGGTTCTAGAGCTAATCGTCCTAAACTAGCTGCCACTAAAAAGGGTATTCAGAACTTCCTTACCGATTCAATTCTCGAAGCTAGGCCTATGTCAGTCGATAAGATGCAGGGGCTTAACATTCAGATAGCTACTATCGACGAGTGGCTTTCTGGCGACGTTCGAGAAGATGTCATCGGTGCCCTAGAGCAAAGCTGTGCAAAGGACGTCGATCGCGAGTACTTGATCATAGCTATTTCATCTGAAGGTACTGTTCGTAATGGTGTCGGCGACACGATCAAAATGGAATTGATGGACATCCTTAAAGGAGAATACATCAATCCGCACTACTCGATTTGGTATTATAAACTCGACGATGTTCGAGAAGTCTCCGATCCTCATATGTGGCTTAAGGCTGCTCCGAATCTTGGAAAAACAGTTTCTTATGAAACGTACCAACTTGATGTTGAGCGCGCAGAAAAGGCTCCTAGTACTAGGAACGATATTCTCGCAAAGCGTTTCGGAATTCCCATGGAAGGCTATACCTATTTCTTCACTTATGAAGAAACGGTGGTTCATAAACCTCATAGCTATTGGCGTATGCCTTGTGCTATGGGTGCCGATCTTTCTATGGGCGATGACTTCTGTGCATTTACGTTTATATTTCCTCTTCCTAGAGGAGAGTTTGGTATCAAGACTCGTTGTTATGTGAGTTCCGATACCATGGCAAAACTTACAATGGCTACTAGGCTTAAGTATGAAGAGTTTATGAACGAAGGATCATTGGTTGTGATGGATGGAGTCGTCCTTGATATGAATGCTATTTATGATGATCTTGATAAATTCATTAACGATTCCGAATATGATGTCTGTGCTTTTGGATTCGACCCGTATAATGCTAAGGATTTTGTTGAGCGTTGGTCGAATGAAAATGGTCCTTATGGTATTGTTAAAGTAATTCAAGGAGCAAAGACCGAGTCAGTTCCCCTTGGCGAGCTTAAGAAATTGGCAGAGAATCGATGCCTTATTTTTGATGAAAAGTTGATGTCCTACTGCATGGGAAACTGCATCGTCTTAGAGGACACCAACAAAAACCGCAAACTCTACAAGAAGCGCCGACAGGACAAGATCGATTCTGTAGCTGCCATGATGGACGCCTGGGTAGCTTACAAAGCGAACCTTGACGAATTTGAATAGGGTGGTAGCATGAGCTATCCGGATTATTTACAGCATTACGGTGTCCTCGGCATGAAGTGGGGCGTTAGAAAGCAGAAGGATAAATCCGGCGCTTCTCAAAAAAAACTGAAGATGTCCGCTAAAACTAAATCTGGTCGATCGATTACGGCTATCCAATCAAAAACTCCTAGACTTTCAGAATTCTTAGCTAAACATAACATCAACTTGCAAAAGCAGTTGAATGCCACTAAGAATATGGACTTGTTCGACGATCGAGGGTCAAAGATTGGAGATTTACAGTTATTCTGCGAATCTCCGAACTCGGTTAATGTTACGTGGGTTGGAATTAAGCCTAAGTATAGAGGGTCTGGCTACGCTACAGCGGCTATGAAAATGGCTGAAGATTATGCCAGGAAATATGGAGCCAAGCAGCTTACTCTAGAAGTTCCTGGTAATTCTCCGGATGCTAGGCATATCTATGAGAAGCAAGGATTTGTCTCTACTGGTGTCTTATCTGATGCTGAGACGGATAGTGTTTGGGGCGGATTAACCTGTATGCGCAAAAAGCTATAAGACTTGGTAAAGTATGAAGCTATCGTATTCAGAGCTTTGTTCTTACGAGACATTCGAGGATCGATTCGAGTATCTCCGACTTAACGGCTTCGTAGGACATGAGACTTTCGGGTTCAATAGATATTTAAATCAACGGTTCTATACCTCCCCTGAGTGGCGAAGGTTGAGAAACCAGATCATTCTTCGGGATGAGGGGTGCGACTTGGCCATTCCAGATAGGCCTATATCTGGAAGGGTTATAATCCATCATTTGAATCCGGTTTCTTTGAACGACATAGAGGAAAATTCATACAACATATGGAATCCAGAGAATTTGATTTGCGTCTCGAAATTGACTCACGATGCAATTCATTACAGCGGATATGACCTCCTTCCGCAAGATCCGATCGAGAGATTTCCTAATGATATGTGTCCGTGGAAATGAATGGGGGTGGTAGCATGAGCTATCCGGATTATTTACAGCATTACGGTGCCCTCGGCATGAAGAAGCGGCATACAAAGAAAATATCGGATAAAGAATTATCTAATTATAGAAAATCCTTAATGGCTAATGCTCCTCGTAAGTCAGGCAGGTACGATAGTCGGGCAACAAAAGGCTATTATAGAAACATGCCTAAAGCGAGTCTTACGCGTCATTATCGCGACGCAAACGTTAAATTCGAACAAAACGCTCGAAGGCTTAGAAATGGCTCCTCCTACGCCGTTGTAGGAATGGCATTTTCTTACAATAATTTGCCTAAATTGGCAAATTATTTTTATAACAAATCTAATAAAAAATACGATCGATGGCGAGAAAATGCTAAAACATATCTTTCAGAAATAAAAGGATATAAAGTTTCGGATCTTGACGTTTGGTCCGAACTGGATCGACGAGGTATTAAGTAGGTGATGATCTTTGGCCAATAAGCGGCATCGTCCGGCTTTATCACCAGAGGCTAGGGAAGACCAGCTTATAGCGGAGGCCATAGATCTTGCCGAACAGAAGCTTCTGGCAGGTACGGCATCCACACAATTGATTTGCCACTACCTGAAGCTAGGAACCGAGAAAACAAAATTGGAAGCTGAGAAACTTCGTCATGAGAATCAGCTTCTCGAGGCCAAGACTGACGCTATCAAATCTCAGCAACGGTCGGAGGCCATGTATACCGAGGCGCTCAACGCCATGCGGTTGTACCAAGGTAGAACTGATTCAGACGAAGACTGGTGATCCAAATGAATCAAAATGATTATCTGGCGCACTATGGCGTGCAGGGCATGAAGTGGGGGATTCGTCGGTATCAGAACAAGGACGGTACCAGAACTCCTCTCGGCAAGCAGATGCGCTCGGTATATAAGAGCCATAGATCGAAAATCCGATCAACGTACTCCTCGGACTACAAGTCGACTGAGAGTCTCCGTAAGAAGAATTATAAGCAGCTCTCCAACGATGAGCTAGCGAAGCTTAACCGTCGATTGAATCTCGAGTCGGAGTACCGTCGATTGAATCCTAAGGGTATCAATCGAGGAGAGCAGGTTGCTAAGCGTATTGTTAACGTCGCTGGAACTGCCGCAGCTGTCTATGCCATCTCGAATAACCCATGGGTGAAGGCTGGACGGAAGATCCTTGGCGGTGGTAAGTAATGCCTGAAAAGCATGTCTATACACTTACCCATTCCGGTTGGAATGCTTTCGACGCTAAGAGCACTACTTCATATCCGGGATTGAATTACGGTCCTGCCGTGACGGTATCTCCTTCCAGGCGTAGGTATTTCTCAGGGTCTGAGCGGACAATAATCGCTTCTATCTATACAAGAATTGCTATTGACGTAGCTTCTACATCGTTCGAGCATGTCGTGACTGACGAGGAAGGCCGATATCAAGAAACGAAGAATTCAGGCCTCAATAATTGTCTAAATGTCGAGGCAAATGTCGATCAGACAGGATTCGATCTGATTCTTGATTTCGCATACTCGATCCTTCAAGAGGGTCAGGCGGCCCTTGTCCCGACAGAGACAAGTACCGATCCTACGTTCACGAAGGCTTATAGTATCGACGCTATGCGAGTTGGCAAGGTGCTTCAGCATCACCCTCGTTACGTAGATCTAGAGGTTTACGACGATCGGATCGGAATTCGTAGGCAGATCACTATGCCGAAAGAGTCTGTGGCGATTGTTCAGAACCCGTTTTATTCCGTTATGAATGAGCCGAACTCTACGCTTAAGAGGTTGGTTTATAAGCTTGGCCTTCTCGACGAGGTTGACCAGAAGAACACCTCTTCAGATCTCAACATGATCATTCAGCTTCCCTATACCATTAAAGGCGAGGCTAAGGAGACCCGAGCTAGGAACCGTCTCGAGAATCTTCAGGATCAGCTCAAGAACTCGCAGTACGGCATCGCCTATATCGACGCGACCGAGAAGATCACGCAGCTCAATAGACCGGTAGAGAATAACCTCCTCGATCAGATCAAGGAGCTGACCGATCAGGCTTACAGCGGCGGCGACGGCTCCGGCCAGTCCGGCAAGTGGCTTCAGGAGCACGCTGCAGAACTGAATAACTAAAGCAAAGCATAGAGGGCCGTCTGTTTTTGCAGGC